GTAGCCAGACAGAGATGCCAGCAGCCGAACGCCATCAGCGGGGTCCGTGGTCGCGGCCAGCACCGAGGCAGTCAGGCCTTGCGCTGCCGCCGAGAAGTCGCCGACCGTCGATGCGTCGAGCGCACGTGCAGCCGCATCAAGTGTTGACGACGCGGCCGTCACGCCGGCGCGCGCCACCGTCGCAGCATCAATGAGGCTTTCCGTCGTCGCCCCGGATTGCGCCGTCGACGAACTGGGGTATTTGCTGAACGTCGGCAAGGTCGCGCTGCCGGTGAAGCGACCGAAATCGCCAGGCAGATTCGTCAGCAGCTTGAACAGGTTCCGCGCATCGCCAACTAGGTTCTTCGCGAACGTGTACCAACCGACGGCGGTATTGACTGCCTCGCCGAGCACCGCGGCGCCCTGCAGGATCGCCGCGCTCGCCTTCCGCGCGAAGTCCGCCGCGGCCGCGATATTCAAACCGCCGAAGGCATTCGAAACCGCCTGAGTCGTTGCCGTTTCGCTGGTCGGAAACGTCCGCGGACCGCCTTCAATGAATTCGAACTGGAACTCGAAGTAGCGGCCCTTTTCCCATCGCTCGATAGACCGGAAGTCCATGAGGCTAACAGTGCGCCGCCCGAGCGTCGGGTGTACGAGCGAACCGTCGCCGGCCGTCTCGCACGCCGCGATCAGCACATCGCGCTGAGCAATGACATCGTCACCGACGACAAACCCATACAGGCGAATTCGCCGCGTGCCGCGCCCGAGATCCTCAACCCAGGGCACATCGCGCTGCGGGTATTCGTGCAACTCGTTGCGCCGACCAAATCCGCCTTCACTGCCGAGCGAGACAAAAGGCACGCCGCGAAACGACGCCGGCCGCAACTGATCGAAGTACGATCCAGCCGAACCGCCGAGGCGCGCAGCAAGTGAACTGGCAAGGTTCGTGATCCCAGACGCCGTGCCGAGCACCGCGCCGGCGCCGCCGGCGATATTCATGTCAGGCCCCCATCTGCTGTCTCATACGCCTGGCTCGCTCGAGCCGCCGCACTGACTCGGTAAAAGTCATGCCCTCGACGACATCCGGTCCCCACCGCATGAAGTGGGTCAATTCGTCGAGGCGGTCTTCCCACCCTTCAGGCATGTCGGTGCACTGGGCGATCAGTCGTCCGAGTCCGGTGATCGCCGAACCTGAAAACCGTTGAAGTAGCCCACCGCGGCGAGAAAATCACGCGCGCACAAAGCGCGAACCGCATTCTTCGGATAGCCGCCCACCAGGCTGATTCGGGCGACTGCGGCGGCGAAAGGTCCGCCGGCGGCGGCCGCCTTCCGGTTCTGCTGGTTGGTCGGCTCGCAAAGGCTGAGAGAAGCCAGATTCAGCGGGCTTTCCTCTTTCGTGATCTGCACAGGCTTCACGAGCTGGATCACGATCTCTTCCGGGCTTGCGGAAGGGTTGGCAACCGCGGCGTGTCCGAACGAGGCGATGAAATCCTCTGCCTCGTTGATCTGGCTGCCGTACATCTGGTCGATCACATCGATCGGCACGCCACTCAGCAGAGCGATCAACGCGATGGACGTACCGAATTGGCCGCCCGATTTTTCGGCTGTCTCATACTCGCCAGCCGTTGCCTCACGCAGCGTGATCTCCGTCACGATTTTGGCGGAATCGCCCTTACCGTACGAGAGCGGCTTTCGCAGCGTGATAGTTTTCGTATCCTGCATCGATCAATTCTCGGTGACCGCGCCTTGGAGCCCTTCCCAATGCGCAGTGAACTTGGCTTCGGTGGTGTCGACTTCCTGCGCCTCGACGGTCCACATGTTCCGGCCGATCACGGTCTTGCCGTTGGCGAGCTCGAGCACGATCGTCTGACCGCGCATCGCGTTGAATGCGGCGAGGCTCAGACCCCCGGAATCGCGAATCGAGGCGGAGATCGATGGCGGCTTCGGCTTCTCACTGAAACCGTGTACCGTGTCCTGACCGCTCAGCGACTCGCGCGTAACCGTGCCGACGTCGTACTTCAACTCGCCTTCGAGTTGGTAGTTCACCCCGTCTACCGTCAGGTACGCGGTACCGGCGATGAACGTCGTGTTGTTAGCCATCTGAGGCTCTCCACAAATGAAAAAACCGCCCCAAGGGGCGGTACACAGCGTTGACGGAGATACTTACGACTGGGTGGTCGAGAGTCGGAACTGCGCCAGCAACGCGAAGATTCGCAGCTGGTTGATCAGCGTGCCGGGCCAAAGCACATCGACGCGGTTAGGGTTCGATGCGTTTTGCTCGACGACGATCGCTTGCGCGAAGATGTCGCTGCCTTGAACGTAGCCTTCATACTCCATCGCTCGATACTCGGCGATCTGATCGGCCTTGATGATGTTCGGCGTAACGATCCCCGAGCCCGGCGCGAAGCGCGTGCCGTTGGCGGCCAGCTTCACGCGCGCATACTTCGTCGTCACCATCGTCCGCAGCCGACGCAGGACATACGCCAGCAGAAACATGGTTTCGATTTCGAGGTAGCTGTTGTCGGGCTGCCCGAACGCGTTGAGCTGGTACGTGGTGATCAGGTTTTCGATCGCCACCGTGCCGTCGCTCGCCACCGTAAAGGTGGAGATGCCGTCATAGAGCAGCGTGTTGCGCTGGCTCAGATTGAACCGCGACTGCAGCGGAGGCGCCAGCACGCCGGCGAGCGCCACGGTCTGCATCGGGATGCCCGGATCAGCACGCACGCTGACTGCGGTAACTGCGGCCAGTGCCGCCGCCCATTGCCATGACGGCGACGGCGAGTCGTTGAAACCCATGATCGACTCGTGCTGGTTGTTTCGCGCCGTACCGAACGTCGTCAAGCCACCCCATGTGCTGCGGTACGCGCAAAACACGTGACCGAACACCTGTTGCTGCCAGCTCCAGCGGCCAGTCTGGTCGTTCAGGAACGACTTAAGCGCGTCGAGTGACGTCGTGTCGGTGAACGCGCACGCGATGAAATCGAACGGCATGTCGAGCAGATTGCCGAGTGCCGTCGTCAACGTCGGGTTCGTCGCTCCGCCCGTCATCGCCGTGATCGTGGCAGCGAGACCAGTCGGCAACACTTCGCCAGCCTGCGCGCCCTGATAGTTGAAGCGAATATCGATGTCGTTGCCGACGAGGCCTTTGTTGTCTGCCGTGAGCGTCACCGTGCTCGTCGTCACGGACGCGGTGGCCGGCATCGCCGGAATCAGGTTGATCGCCGCAGAGACAGCCGACGCGACCTGCGCCGTCGTCATCCCGGCAGTCACCGCGACCGTCACGAGCTGGCCGGCGATGTACAGCGAAATCGTGCCGTTTGCCGTCGGCGCCGACGTGAAGGCGATCGAACCAGTCGCCGCCACCGCGCCCGCTGCATCCTGCAGCGGCAGGTACCAGAGCTCGCCGAACTGATCGTTCTGGCGATACGCCGCCGTCATGAGTGCCAGCACGGAGTTTGAGCCGGCCTGCAAGTTCGCATCACCGGTACCGGCTGAGATCAGCGGCACGTTGGGCGTAGCAACGCCGGCCGCAGTCATCGGGCCGATGAGCAGCGCGCGCTGGTTCGCTACCGCCGTGTTAGCGTGCGAATTGTCGATCTCGGCGAAGAACAGCGGCGTGCGGATGTTCTGCGGGATCTGCTTGAATGGAATGGTCATTACGCGTTGCTCCCAGACTTCGCAGCGGCCGCGGCCGGCTTGTCCGCGCGCACGACGTCACCGTCGTTGACAGCGCGGTTCCAGAAAATGTCGTCTTCCGGCACTTCGATGCCTTCGGGCGGCAGCAGTTGCTTCGTGACCGGATGCCGCACTTTCAGGCCCGGCGCAGGTTTGACGATCATTCGTCACTCCTATTGAGAAAAATTGACTTTGACGAAGCCTTCGGCTCGGCCGTCAGGCCCCGCCGTCCTCGGAGCGGGCGTCACGGCATCTGGGAAAGGTGGATTCGGATACGTGCCGTTCGGGTCGGTGACGTTCGTAAGGTCGGCCGTCAGGTCGACCTCGAGCAACTGGGTGTTGATGTCCGGATAGAACATCTCCACGTACCGCACGCCGAGCAGAATCGAAAGGCCGGCAATGTGCGTTTCACCGTCCGCCGTCACCTCTGTTTCGGTATCGCAAAACGGGAAATCCTGCGCCAGCGCGCGGAGCTGGATGCTCTTGAAGATCGCTTCTTCAATCTGCGCGCCGAGCGTCTCCGCGGCTAACAATGCAGCGGGACCAGACGCGGCCGAAAGTTCTGCCTTGATCTCGAATCCCGACGTCGTCGTGAACGATGTCGAGCCGCTGACACCGTTCGACTCCTTCCGATCTTTTCCCTGCCGGAGCTTGATTACTGGCAGCTTCGCAGTGGCGACGTTCCAGTCACCGGGCGATTGCACCGTCACTCCAGGAATGGTTTTGAGGATCGTCAGAAGTGCGGCGCGAAACTGCGCGCGGCCTGTCTGATCAGTCATCGGTCTGCCCCGGTACATTGAGCATCAGCCGGCCGCCGCCATGGCCATCCGGATGAAACTCGCGGACTTCCCATTGCTCACCGGTCTTCAGGATGACCAGCTGATCACCCTGCACAGGATCTTCGTGACCGGTGAACTGGGACATCTGCACACCGACAGTTGGCTGATTTGTCACCACGGTGGAACCCGTTGCCGGGTCCACGCCAAAGAACGCTTTGTCGTAGATTCCCTGAATCGGGAACGACGCGCCGACGGTCGGTATGTAGGTAATCGCAGTGCCGAACGTCTTCATGAGCGGCCCGAGAATGCGGCCGTCGACGGCGTCATCCCAATCCATACGTCACTCCGAGTGCGTCACCGACACCTGGCCGCCGCTGATCTGCACGCCGTCCTGCACGACTTCCTCGACCTTTTCGGGGACGAGAAAGCCGAGTTCGCGAAGTCGCTTCACTTCCGATTCCGGAAGCTTCACGGTCTCCCCGGCCTTCTTGATGACCGGATCCTCGTGCGGCTTCAACTGGTCGTGAAGAGTGCGGCCGCGCGCGACGACTGCTTCGATGAGTTTTTCGCTAGCCATTAGTGACCTCAGGCGACGGTTGCGGCCAGCGCGGCATTCACGCGGCTGGGGATGACGACGGGGGCCGACTGCATCATCACGAAGCGCTGGGCCGGATCTTCTTTCAGCCAGGTCTTCGGTGCGAACGGCAGCGACGCGTAGTTGAACTGCGGGTCGATGATCTGACCGAACGCACGCGTACCCTGCAGATC